AACAAGGATATGATCATATGAATGATGCAGTAGGTTATTTAGTAGATGTAGTCAAACCATTAACTATACAATCATCATCTTTCACTCCGTCAAGATGGAATGTTAAAAATAAACAGCAATATGTCATACACACGAGATAAAATACTAGAAACTCATAAAGATTATAAAGAGAATATTTCTCAATGGGAGTATTTTATAAGATCGTATAATGGTGGCTTTGATTATATGGTTGGACAATACTTAAATAGATATAATTTAGAACAAGACTTTGAATTTAATCAAAGGTTAAGAAATACGCCTTGCGATAATCATTGTAAGAATATAGTTCAAACTTATTCTTCATTTTTATTCAGAGTAAAACCATCAAGAGATTTTAAAGATATGGCAGAGGAGCCTAGTTTAGAATCATTCTTAAGAGATTCAGATTTAGATGGAAATGATTTAGACTCAGTTATTAAACAAGCTCAAAATTATTCTTCTATTTATGGACATTGTTTATTAATATTAGATAAACCAAAGATAACAACCAATACACAAGCAGATGAAATCCAATTAGATATTAGACCGTATCTTTCTATTGTAACTCCTGAAAATATTTTAGATTGGAATTACAAAAGAGAAGTAAATGGAAAATATTCTTTAGACTATCTTAAAATTAGAGAAGAAGTTGATAAAGAGGGAGGAACATATATGAGATGTTGGCATTTAGATAAAGTCGATACAATATATGTACCTCATGATAAGGCAGATCCTATTTTACTAGATACTGCTGATAATCTGATTGGCAAGATACCGGCAGTTATCTTATACAATTCCAAATCACATAAGAGGGGAATTGGTCAGTCAGACCTATCAGATATTGCTGACTTGCAAAAATCAATTTATAACGAATACTCCGAGATAGAACAATTAATAAGATTAACCAATCATCCTAGTTTAGTTAAAACTCCAGGTGTAAATGCTAGTGCTGGAGCTGGAGCAATTATTGAGATGCCTGATGAGATGGAACCAAATTTAAAACCATACTTACTACAACCTAGTGGACAAAATTTAGCCTCAATTATGGAATCAATAAATAAAAAGGTACAAGCAATCCATAGAATATCCCATACCGACGCAGTAAGAGGAACTAAAACACAAGTATCAAGTGGAATAGCATTACAAACAGAATTTGAATTATTGAATGCTAGATTATCTGAAAAAGCTGACAATCTACAATTAGCTGAAGAACAATTATTTAAACTTTATGGTTTATTTCAAAATAGAGAGTTTGATGGAGAAATAGATTATCCAGATTCATTTAATATAAGAGATTATTCAACTGACCTTATGTTCTATCAACAAGCTAAATCAATCAATGTTAAATCTCCTACATTAACAAAAGAAATAGATAAAGAAATAGCAAGAGCAGTAGTAGATGATGATGAGAAATTAAACATGATCTTTGATGAGATAGATAGTAATTCAGAAGTTGGAGAGTTTACCCAAGACGAAACCCTCCAACAAGATCAAGAAGTAGAAGAAGAAGTAATTGAAGAACCTACTTCTTAATCTTATCTTCTTTAGTTACAAGAATCTGCATATTATTACCTTCAGGATTTAGTTTAACCTTTAGATAATGTTTATCATCATCCCAATCATCATACTTTGACTTTTCTAATCTCATAGCATTTTCAACTGCTATCATAAGTCTTTCCATATGTGGAGTATTGGGATCCATTTGTGCTAAAACAGATTCCTTATTTTCTTTTAACCATTTTTCCAAATGATTATCTTCTTTAACTTTAGACATTAACTTACCTCCTCTCTATGGTTTTAAATATTTCATCTTCCATATTAGGAACTTCTCATCTTTATCTAAATCCTTTTTATCAATAGATTCTCCACACTCTAGCTTATCAAGAAGCTTTGCTCTTTTATTATCTTCTTGAAACTCTTTTTCTTCATCTGGAGTTAATTGATAAACAGGAGTCAAAGGAATATGTGCATTACATCTTTTTACATATTCTCTGATGTCATGTTCGTAACATGGTAATAATAAAATATTAGTTTTTTTATTTTCCATACCTATATTATATATTACGCACTTTTCAGAAATCGTTTACTATCCACCAAAGTCATAAAAGTTAAAAAACGAGCCACTATTACCAATGGAACAAAATTGAACAAAACGTTTTTTTTGATTTTCTATTTTTTTTCTGTTAGAAGATTTCATGGCTAATATTTTAGAGCAAACTACCAAATATCGAATCAAACATATAGAGATTGCAGAGGCAGAATACTACGAGCAACTCACTAAAGTTTTAGATAGAATAGAAGATGAGATAACTTCTCTAGCTGGGAGGTCTTTACCTTTATCAGATGGTAAGTTAATTGAACTACAATCAGCGATAGCAATAAGACCTCAAATCAAAGCTATACTTGAAAGAGAATATTTAGCTTGGAGTGATACAGTTATTAGAACAGGATTTAATAAACAAGCTAAAAGAGTAGAAAAGGCATTTAAGAGAATTGGAAGAATACCAAAGGAATTTCAAGAACTAACTAAAGGCGATCTAGCTTTAATTCAAAATCTTAAACAACAATACTTTACTCAATTTAAAGATATATCAAATACCTTTACAAGAACATTATCAAATAAGGTTTATCAGAATACTTTAATAGGTGCAGAATTTTCAGTTTTAGAAAAAGAATTAAGGCAATCAATCAATGGAATATATGCTAGTTCACAAGATCCAGAAATCAATAGATTAGTAAATTTTATTAAAAAGAATAAAAATAAAAAATCAATGCAATCTAAAGTAAATAAGGCAGTTATCAAATTACAGACTAAATTTGCTAGAGATAGACTAGGAGATAATATGAAACGTCATGCTGGGCAATTATTAAACGATTCATTGAGGGATTTTGATGCTACTTTGAATTTTAATAAGTCAAAAGATGCTGGATTAACCTATGTTAAGTATTTTGGAGATATAATACCAACAACAAGAGACCATTGCCGAAACGTAGTAAGTGGTGTATATAATAGACGAAATGGTGGCGTATTTAAACTAGACGAGATTCGAAAAATATGGTCAAGTTATTCTTGGAAAGGAAAAAAGAGTGGCGATCCTATGATTGTTCGAGGTGGTTATAACTGTCGTCATCAATGGAGCTTTGTCAATCCTGATTGGCTTGATGAAAGCGGAGAAGTTAAATTCTAACAATGGAAAGGTAAAAAATGTCAGAAGAACAAAAAAACGAGCAACAAGTAAAAAACGAAGAAGCTTTAGCAAATCTAGATAAACAAGAAAAACCAATAGAGGAAACTCCTCAAAAAGCTTCAGAAAAAACATTTAATCAAGAAGCTTTAGATAAGATAGTTCATTATCGTATTCAGGAAGAAAGAAGAAAATACGATAAGATATTAGCTGAACAAAAACAAAAAGATGAAGAAGCTTTAAAAGATAAAGAGATTAAAGAAGCTAAATCAAAACAAGATTTAGAAAAAGTAATGCAACAAAGGTTAGCTGAAAAGGAAGATGAGATTATAAAATATCGTTCTCAAATTAAAACTGATCGAGTTGATAATTCTATTCTATCTATTGCATCAAATAATAAAGCTATTAATCCTCAACAAGTAGTATCGTTAATTAAAAACGAAGTTAGATTATCAGATGATAATAGAATTGAAGTACTTGACGGTAATAGCAATATTAGATATAACGATAAAGGAGAACTTTTAACTATTGAACAAAGAGTTAAGGAGTTTTTAGATGCTAACCCACATTTCCGTCAAGGGTCTTTGTCTGGAACAGGAAGCCAGAGTAGTGTCGGTGGTAAAACTGTAAAACCCTTCAATATTCAGGACTTGGATATGAGTAAGCCAGAAGATAGAGCTAAATATGCGGAATACCGTAATGAGCGAGATTCAAAGCCTACTCAAATTAACTTAACTAAATAAATAATAAAGGACAATTAAAATGGCAAATGAAACAACATCATCAACACTCTCGGAATTATATACTGAGATTGTTGCAGAAGCATTATTTGTAGCAAGTGAAAGATCAGTAATGAGACCACTTGTAAAGAACTATGCTATCGCTGGTGGTGGA